CGCCGCCGTCGCAATCGGCCACAAGGTTTTAAAACCAAATTCAAAGTCCATTTAAAACCCCTTAAACCGGCACATCGCCAAATACGATACGCACCGCATAGCCTTCGGGATTTCGGCTCGCCGCCTCGACCTTTTGGCCGTCAAAAAAGACTGAGTAATATTTCCGCAAAATACCAATCACATTAGCAGGGGCGGTCGCCGAAAACTCCACACAAAAGGTCGTCTGGAAATCCTTATCCATACGCACTGCGTACTCAATGCCTGCCTTATCCAACAGGTCGGAAACATGAATGACAAACGGCTCTTGCTCGCGTGCGCGGCTCAATCCCAGCTCTAAATCCGCATGGCGGCAGGCGACCGTACGTTGTACCAACTCACGATAAGTCGTCATCGCGCGCCCTCCGAACCGTCAACTTCCGCTTGACTGTTGACCCAGTCGCGCCAAGCCTGATTTTGATTTTCCAGTTCGGCAACATAGCCGCCAAACTCAGCGGCGTGTTCCAACAGCGTGGCCGTTTTGCCGTCTTTCGGCGGATTCGGGCGTACCGGCGCGACCATCAATGCGGCAGGCGGTGTCGGCATGACCGCCTTTTCGACAACCTTAATTTCCGTAGCCGAGGGCGCGGTTGTAGAGCTGCAGGCCGTGAGAGCCAAAGCCGTCAATACAATTACCGCTTGCATTTTTACGGTCTTGAGTAAGGACATTTTCGATTTCCTTTTTATTTTCCGTTTTCAGACGGCTGACTTCCGCCTGTTTTTTCGCCAAAGCCATGCCGACGGCGTGCGCCTTAACTTCATATTTTTTAGCTTCCGCGCGTGCCTGTTCCAATTCGCGCGCATAGTTTTGAGCCGACAACAGCAGGGCTTGCGCCTTATCGTGCTCCATCTTGTCGATGACCGCCTGCTGTTTGGCAAAGGCCGACTTATATCCTTGATGGTGTGACACCGCCAAACCCGTGCCGATAAGTGCGATGATGGCAATCGGCTGCCAGTTATTCGCCAGCAGTTTCACGAGATTCATTCTCGACCTCCTGACGTTTGACGCTGACAAACGAGCGCGCCACCGCATAGCCGCCGACAATGCCCAAATACACCGCCCAAATTTCCGCCGATGGATCGGGCAACATCACAAACTTAAACGTCCCCGCCGCGCATGCAACGTTTGCCCATAACTTCGAATGTGAAATGCCTCCTGTCGCGGGGTTTTTGAAAATGTCAAAAATGCGCATCTTAATAACCATCCCAACCGTCAATCATATTTCTTACTTTCTCGCCTTGCGTTTACGCGCCGCACGTTTCGCGGCTGCCACGCCTGATTTACCCAAGCGCAGGCTCGGATGTTGTTTCAAAGAGCCTACCCGAACAGGGCTTGGCGTGATTTTGATTTCAGGTAACGGCGGTACGCCAAAACCGTTTTTTAACTTTGCACAATAGGCAATAGATAAAGCAATCAAAGACTTTTTCATACCTTCACCGCTCCCAATTCCATCGCAATCGCGTCCGCAATCGCGCGGCAGATGCCCCATTTAGTAGTCTTAAACAAGGCCAAATCAGTGTCGTTACTGATAAAAAACGGCTCAAACACAATGCCGCCGGCTTGTGCATAAGCCAGGCGCGAATGCTGGCCCGCATTGTCGGGTTTAAAGCCGTCTTCGCCGCGCAGTTTCCAGCCGGTAGCCTTCGCAACAGCCTTGCTCAGCACCTGACACCAGCGTTTGTTTTTGACGGTACTCAACGCCTCAATGCCCGTAGCTGCTTTGCTGACGGCCGCATTGGTATGGAACTCAATCGCCAAATCCGAGCCGCGAATCAGTTTTACAGCCTCGCGCAGCGGCATATTGCCTTTGCCCGTGCCGTCGGTTTTAACGGTCAAGCCGTAGTCATCGCGCAAAATAGATGCCACGATGTTGCGCATATCCTGCGCCAAGTCCGCCTCACGGTCGGAGCCGTTGACCGCGCCCGGGTCGGTGTTGCTGTGGCCGGCGGTTAAAGTTACAGTTTTGCCCATAAACATCTCCGAAAATCAAATCACAATTTATTTTCAAAACCTTATTTAACCTTTTCAGACGGCATAAGACGGTCGGCACAAATGCACTTACTGTTCCGCAGACAAAAAAAAGCCCTGCAAAAAGCAGGGCAAAGGTCCACTCACAAGAAACACACAACACAATTACGCCGCAAATAAATCCGTCTGCGCTCTTGCCGCCGCCTCGCGGTCGGCCTCTTTCAAAATGTATCGGATATTGCGCGTAGACAGCCGATGAGCCAACACCAGCTCGCGCACAATAACCAAATCGCTCAAACCCTCCGCGCTCATCGCATCATACTGCCGGCGGATAAATCGATTGCGCAGCTCGCGCATCGCGTCCCAGCAGCGAGGAATGGCTAAGAAAGGCTGACCGGCATAGGCTCGCTCCAATCGTCCCGCAGCCTCCTCGCCGATGTCCTCGACCAGTTGAGCGTGTAAGATTCGGCTCTGGCGCGTATTGCGCCGGCGGTTGGAAATCGGGTAATTCGTCCCGCCCCAAACCTTGACCATGTGAAACGCCGCTTCCAGCCCGATGACCGTAATCATCGCCACCACGCTCTGCGGCAGAAGATGTTTCACATCCTCAAAATCCTGCTCTGTCATTTCCCAACTTACACTCATTCCTATTCCTCCTTCTTCTTTCGGTTCGCCGCAATCTGCAAAGCCGCCACCAGCTTGTGCATATTGCCGTCGGACAACCATTCCACGCGGTCAACTTTAAACATCTTTTTCGCCGTACCGTGCGCATAATTCCAAGTCCAGCCGTTATCCAGCAGCAGGGCTTCGATTTTCCGCATCATCGGATCGGCAGAGCTTCGGCGGTTCGGACGACGGCCTGCCGTTTTCTTCGGCGTAAACCCATGTTGGCGTAAATCCTCGACCACGCGTTCCAACTCAGGAATACTGCACTCCGTACACGACCGCTTGCCCGTCACACGCTCCAACACCGCGCGATAGGTACCGTCATCCAAGCCCAGCTCCTTTTGAGCGATTTTAATTTTAGCAATCAACGCACGGCGCATTATTCCTCCAATACAACATATAGTATAAATTAGCGCATATTATACCAATAAAATACAATATATAGTATTAAGCCGCTGTTTTTTTTTTGCGAAACTGACAGCACAAAAAAAGGCCGTCTGAAACAGGTTTTAAACCCTATTTCAGACGGCCTTTAATCCATCTTTAAAAGTCCCAGCCTTCCATCATTCCTGCCAACATACTAACCACTCCTGATTATATTGCTTCATGATTCATTGCGGAACTTTGGCGTTTTGCGCGCCGCGATGGTCAGCGGTTCGCCCGTTTTCGGATTGTGTCCCTGACACTCGGCGGATTAGGCGGCGTGAAACGTGCCGAAGCCGACCAGCGTAACGTCTTTTCCATCTTTCAATTCTTGCGTTACCACGCTGACAAACGCATCAACAAACTCCGCTGCATCGCGTTTGCTCAATTCCGCCTCGTCGGCGATGGCTTGGATTAATTCGGATTTATTCACTTTTGACTCCTATTTAGATTTAAATGCGGCAGACCGTGCCGCGCGGGTTATGAATTTGCAATTTCAGACGGCCTTTAATCAAGCTTTAAACGCCAAAGAAAAATAAAATCAACGCAAGAAAAAACCAAACCACCCCGAAG